AGTTTACAGATTATGCAAATACCGATTACTACGCATACTTGTTAGGTATCAATACATTTGCAAACCCTGAAGCTACAACAATTAACGTATTTGCAACTCCGGGTATTGATTATGTTAATAACTCAAACTTAGTTGAAGACGCGATTTCAATGGTTACATTTGACAGAGCGGATTCTATCTACATTTGTACTACACCAGATTGTAATGTTTACATACCAACACAAACAGATAATTTCATTTATCCTACTGAGGCTGTTGACAACTTGGTTAATACCGGTATTGACTCTAACTACACAGCGACTTACTACCCTTGGATTTTGGTTAGAGACACTGTTAACAACACACAAATTTACATCCCACCAACAAATGAGGTATGTAGAAACTTAGCATTGACTGACAACGTATCTTTCCCATGGTTCGCAACTGCGGGTTACACAAGAGGTTTGGTAAATGCGGTTAAGGCTCGTAAGAAACTTACTCAGTCTGATAGAGATACTTTGTATCAAGGTAGAATTAACCCTATCGCAACATTCTCTGATGTTGGAACAGTAATTTGGGGTAATAAAACTTTACAAATTTCGGACACAGCACTTAACAGAATTAACGTAAGAAGATTGTTGTTACAAGCTCGTAAGTTAATTTCAGCGGTGGCTGTTAGATTGTTATTTGAACAAAACGACTCAAGAGTTAGACAAGATTTCTTAGACGCTGTGAATCCTATTTTGGATGCAATCAGACGAGACAGAGGTCTTTACGACTTTAGAGTGACAGTAAGTAACAACCCTGAAGACTTAGATAAAAACCAAATGGTTGGTAAGATTTATTTGAAACCAACAAAAGCTTTGGAATTTATTGATATTGAATTCTTCATCACTCCAACAGGAGCATCGTTTGAAAATATTTAATACTAATGTTGAAAAACAAAAAAAATATCCCAGTGTCATCATTACTTGAAGGTTTTGATGACGCTGGTTCGCCAGATTTAAAATATTATGCATTTGATTGGGATGACAATTTAATGTATATGCCGACAAAAATAATTCTTCAAGACGAAAAAGGTAACGAAGTACAAATGTCGACTGAAGATTACGCTAAATATAGACATGATATTGGTGTAAATAATTTTGACTATAAGGGTCACAAAATTGTTGGTTATGCTGACGAACCTTACAGAAATTTTAGAAAGGAGGGTGACAAACAATTTAAAATTGATTCAATGAAAGCAAAACCAGGTCCGGCTTGGTCTGACTTTATAGAAGCGGTTAATAATGGTTCAATATTTTCAATCATCACAGCAAGAGGTCACCACCCCGACACTATCAAAGACTCAATTTACAATTTAATAATTTCCAATCATAACGGAATTAATAAAGATTTACTAGTTAAGAATCTTAGAAAATACCGAGACTTGGCTGGTATGGAAGATAAAACTGATATGGACTTAATTAGAGATTATCTCGAATTAAACAAATATTACCCTGTAAGTTTTAACGACCCAACGGGTACCTCCAACCCTGAACAACTTAAAGTAGAGGCAATGAGAAATTTTATATCATTTGTAAAAGAACAAGCAAATATTTTAGGTAAAAATTTATATGTAAAAAATGATATAAGTAATAAGTTTATACCAACTATTGGTTTTTCAGATGATGACCTTAAAAATGTAGAAGCTATGAAGAAACATTTAGAAGATGAACCAATATTAAAGACTTATTATACTGGTAAAGGAACTAAAACTAGATTCTAAAGAATGATAAATTTTGAAAAAACAAAGTAAATACAAAAATTTTCCAGATGGATGTATTTATAACTAAATAAAAAGTAATAAAAAAAACAAAAAATAATATACCATGGCTGATTTATTGATGAAAATGCCGGTTCCTTACGAACCAAAAAGAGCTAACCGATTTATATTGAGTTTTGACCCAACATTGGGTATTAACGAATGGTTTGTTGAATCAACTGGAAGACCTTCAATTGATATCAATCCTGTGGAGATTCAATTTTTGAATACATCAACTTTCGTGGCTGGTAGATTCAAATGGAATCCAATGACCATAAAATTCCGTGACCCAATTGGTCCATCAGCAACTCAGGCTCTTATGGAGTGGGTTCGTTTACATGCAGAATCTGTAACAGGTCGTATGGGTTATGCGGCGGGTTACAAAAAAGATTTGTATTTGGAAATGTTAGACCCAACAGGTGTTGTTGTTGAAAAATGGATGTTGGTTGGTTCTATGATTACAAAGGCTGCTTGGGACAACGCTTCTTATAGTGATGACAAGTTGGCAACAATTGACGTGTCTATCCAAATGGACCGTTGTATCTTGATTTACTAAGATTGTATTTACTTTTTATTATTGATTAATAATCAAAGTGAGGTATATTTAACACAGGGACTAATTCCCTGTGTTTTTTTTTATGGACAATACTTTATTACAATACGGACAAGAAAATTTTAACTTACCACATGACGTAGTTAAATTGCCTTCAGAAGGTAGATTTTACGCCTCTAAAAAGAAATCTGTTAAAGTTGGATACTTAACAGCCGCGGATGAAAACATCCTTATGTCAACAAACCCCGATGATTTGATTATCAACTTAGTTAGGAGTAAAGTTTATGAACATGATTTGAGACCTGACGATATGTTAAATGGTGATATTGAAGCCATATTGATTTTTTTAAGAAACACATCTTTTGGTCCTGAATATAATATCACTGCGGTTGACCCCCAAACTGGAAAAAGGTTTGAAACTGAAGTTCTTTTAGATAGTTTAGATTTTAAAGTTCCTTCAATCAAACCAAATGATGACGGAACTTATTCAATTACACTCCCCAAATCAGGAACAAATTTAAAAATTAGACCGTTAACTTATAAAGAATTACAAGATATTGAAAAATTAGGTGAGACATATCCAAAAGGACGGGTTGCCCCAAAGATAACTTGGAAATTAATGAAACAAATTGTTTCTGTTGAGGGAGATAGTACAGAACAAACAAAGTCAAAGTTCATTGAGGGACTACCTATCATGGACTCAAAATACATTAGAAACTTTCTATTTGAAAATGAACCATCAATCGATTTAAGAAAAACATTATTAGCCCCGTCAGGAGAAAAGGTAGAGGTCACTATTACCTTCGGGGCAGAGTTTTTTCGGGTTTTCTTCTGATTACGCAAAGTACCAACTAGACGAATTTTATTTATTGGCGACAAACATGAATGTTTCGTGGAGTGATTTCATGAAAATGCCATCATATGCTCGGAGATATTTTGTGGATAAGATTATAGAACTTTCACAAAAAAACTGATTGATTCTATTTATATAATATGTTACAGCCAACAAATGCACCAAATCCGGAAGAAGAGGACAGACTCAACTATGTTGCTAAATACATAAAAAAACTTCAAGACGGTATTAATGAGGCATATAAAACAATTGCTGACACAACTAATGGATTAGTTGACGAATTAGATGAGGCTAACGCTAAAATTGCTGGTGTTTTTGGACAAACACAAAAATCTGTTGTCGGTTTAAGACAAGAAATTGCTGTGGCACTCCCGTCATTGGTTAGAATGGGTGGTGATTCTAGAGACGCAATCGCAATCCAAGAAAGTGTTGCAAAATCTTTACAAACAAATGTAATAACATCAGCTGAAGTTACACAACAACTTTTTGCAGCTGGTAAAGTTTTAGGTTTTACGGCTTCAGAATCGGGAAGAGTTGTAACAAATTTTCAAAATGCTGGTATTCAAACGGGTGAAATGGTTGAAAACTTACAGAAAGTTGCCAACATTGCCCGTAGTGTTGGTGCCAATACAAGTGCTGTTTTTGAATTGGTTGAAAATAACCTTAATCAAATTAATAAGTATGGTTTCCAAGATGGTGTTTCTGGTTTGGCTAGAATGGCATCTCAAGCGGCTGGTTTGAGAATTAATATGAGTGAAACTTTTGAGTTTGCCGCAAAAGTTTTTAATCCTGAGGGTGCTGTTAATATGGTTGCAACATTTCAAAGACTTGGTGTTGCTGCAGGTGATTTAGCCGACCCATTCAGATTGATGTATTTGGCATCGGAAGATACTGAAGAATTACAAAATCAAATTGTAAAAATGACTGAAAAGTTTGTACAGTTTGATGAGAAGTCTGGTAGATTTAAAGTTTTCCCTGGCGCTAAGAGAGACTTAATGGCTTTACAAGAAGAAACGGGTTATGCTTATGATGATTTGGTTAAGATGGGTGAGGGAATGGCTAAATTCAAACTGTTACAAGGTGAATTTAAAATTGGTGGATTTAGTAAAGAAGACCAACAATTTATTTCAAATGTTGCTCAATATAGTAAAGAAAAAGGTGGATTTACAGTTAAGTTAGGATTAGGTGAAGAAAAACTTGTTTCTCAAATTGGTTCTTCAGATTTGGAAAAAATTAAAACTTTTAACGCTCCTGTGAAGTTGGAGGACTTAG